ATGGTGACCACAGGTCCGAATTGGTTGATGAGGTTCGTCAGCGCGTAGCGGAATGTATACCCATTCTGGCCGCCCGGGAAACTAAGACCTATGTCGGATGCCCCCAGCACGTTTCCACCATCAATGGCCTGAATCTCGGTGATCCAGTCTGGACCCTGCCGATAGGAGTAGGCCCTGTCTATCGATCCCTTGAACATCAAAATGCTGGGGTATGGCTCTTTGATATATCCGGCTGAGAAAAGGATTTGTTTGTTATCGCTGACAGTGATGAGAGGGTCGTGGTAGAGATCGTTTCGCGTGTCTCTCGAGAGATTGTAGATCTGGAATGTTCCCGTGTTAAAGGTCTGTGTGTTATCGCAGACCACGCTGAATCGGCAGGTCAACGGGAAATTGATCATATGCGGGTTACCGCTGGCGATCGTTCCATCGTTGCCTTCTGCGAGCATGGAAAATGTCCTTAGAAATTTCATGCGGGACTCAGGGGTATCGGTGCCAGAATTTCGGTTTCGACCTGCTGTACTTCGGATGCCGAAAGAATATAAACCTGGCAATTGCCGCTTAGGAAATCCTCGGGGTTCATAGGATCCAGACCGTTGTCGGATGTCACCGCCATGCCGAAGGGTATCAAATTGCGCCATTGCCGGAGGATATTGGGTCCCTGCGTGAGATTGAATCCCGTCATATTCAGAAGCGGATGGGTGATGTCCACGGTCCATCTTTGGATGCTGGCCCTGTAAATAAATTCCAATTGCAGGTCGGATCCATCCTGAAGCGTCAGCGTCATCAGTTGGTCTGCTGCGTCCGTTAAGTTATTGAGTAATTGCATCAGGCGTTTCCAATCGCGGGTTGCGTGACGTGTCCGAAGGATGAAAATAGGCTTGAGCTGGCAATGGGAACCGCCATACCTTGGACATTGCCCTGCTGGGATTGAGCCTGGGCGCTGTAGGCATTGCGTCCCGATCTGTTCTGCAAAGCCAGATCCTGACTGTCTCCCGGGGTCGCTGGCGGCGTCTGGAGGAATCGAACCTCTTTGACGGTGACAGAGAATTCCATCCATTGCTGGGTGCTCTCATCCTGAATCGCCATGAGGTGCTCGATCATGACCGATTTGAAATAGTTCATCGGGGTGTTAAGGGTAAAAACCGTGTTATTGAGGCGCAGAGTTTCGAGCTGCTGATAAGCCTTTTGCTGGCGACTGGGTTTGGCCGAGTTGCCGCCGGGTGCAAAAGAGGTAACGAAAGCCAAGGCATTCTGAGCCCGGCTTATATCGTTATCGACCGTATTCACGACCGATTGCGCCGATGTAACGCCGGCCTGAATCTTTTGAACTATGGCCGGGGTGTACTTCCCGGTGATGGCTGAAAGCGTCGTAAGCTTGCTTTGGAGCGTGTTTAGGGCTCCCAGGACCCCACCGTTCGGATTGGCCACAAGTTCGCCTACAAACCCCCGTAGCGTGATCCTGTTGGGCTTCTGGGTAGCCTGGTCATTGATAAAGGCGTTCTGTTCGGTGTAATGGTCCGTGATGTCGGACTGGCCATTGACCTGGGTATCTCCTTCATAATCGAAAACAAAGCCCCCGATGCCGTTGGCGTTAACGGGCTTGAGGATGAATTTGTTGACAAGGGTATCGGCCATGCCGCGGGCCGATGCCACCATGTTGATGGGATTGAATCCCCCGGGGGTGAACGTCCCTGTTGTCGATGTGGGACCGTCCGGAGTGTAGTTATCCTGAGAGGGGAGGAAACCCATTAAGGCACCCCCTGGTTATTGAAGTGGCGGATGGCGCCCAAGTATTCCAGCTTTTTAAGTTCGTTGGCTTCGGCTCTCATTTGCCCCATGGCTTCTTCTGAGGTCATGCCGTTGGCATTGAAGGTGATATCCCCTCCGTCATAATTCAAGGTCCGCACTCCCTGGTAATATCCCAGTGCAACGGTATCAAACCAGTGGCGCGCTTCCTCGCCCCACTTCACGGGGCTCGTCTTGTTATAGGCGAGAAAGTCCATAACTTTATTGAGGACGTCAGCCAGCCGGATCATGGCCGGGATTGTTTTCTCAAGGACAGGAGCGAAGTGGCCTATAACGGCTGAATTAAAGTCAGCAAGCGCTTTTTGAAATTCCGCTATTGCTTTTTCATTCGAGGCAGTCAAACTTTCGCGCATATTCTCTCTGCGAGCCTGGGGAACATCAAACATAAGGGCTTGGGGCCCATTGAAGCCAGCCGCTAGGAACCGGCTCATCTGATCCGCCACTGGCCCGCTTTTAAATGCGGCCTGAATGCGGTTGGCCATGTCATAGGCGCTTCCACTCCAATCAGACACCCCCATGCGAGCGAGCGCCTGGCGTGCTGCCATATCGCCATAGCCGGTTTTAAACCCGGCCTGAAGCTGACTGATGCGCGTGATAAAGCTTGTCGCTGTGTCAGCGCCGAGTCCGGCTTCTTTGGCGGTCTGTTGCCATTGCTGAAGGGCTTTATCGCTTATTCCTGTTTCAGCCGTGAATACCCGCAACCCTGTAGTCATGCCCATAACGTCCTGGGTTAATCCGACCAAGCTCAGGCTCACGCCGGCCAGGGAAGCTACGGCGGTCGCTGCTGAGAGTGGGACGTCCCAGAGCGCTTTTGAAAAATCTTTAACCGTGAAAGTGTCTGCTTTGACGCCTAAATTAACGACGAGTTCCCCGAGGCTCAATTGCGCTGCTCCTTGTTCAGATCAAAAACGGCGCGTTCATAATCGGCTACAAAATTGTCGTACTGATAGGCGGCCATGACTTCATCGGCCGGTGCGCGCATGATTGCCCCCGGATCTCCCTGCCACCATCCTGCCTTCGCCAGCCTTAATGAGATGCCGAGAGCCATTGGGAGCCTTGCGCTTATGGTTGTCTTTGGTTTTCGATATGTTTCTGGGTGGAGTCCGTGGACGCGGAAGAGGTCATCAAAAAAAAAGGGCTGAGGTGGAATTCGATCATTTTCTCTTTGATCTCCATGGAGTCGGCGCGTATGCGATCGGCCAGTTTCGGTTCGTCGAAGATCCCTGAGTACATTTTGATGTTGTCGTAGGTCGCCCATGGATAGAGCTCGCGCACGGCCGCCATGCATTCGAGGGAGGCAATAATCAGAGATCCGGCCTCCGGATCCGCGCGCTTTCCGTGTGTGGCCGTCTTAACAGCGGAGTAGAGCTTTTCGACGAGTTCCCATGGCCCCATGCTGAGATGGAGTTTAGAACCGCTCTTGAGGGTAAAGGTGCCCTGCTCCATTATTGGATGCTCACCTGGGCGTTGCCGTAGGTAATGCGCCAGATGGCCACGCTCTGCTCGGTATCCGATTCGGCGCTCGTCTTGGCGTCGACCTGGCGTTTAAAGAACCCGCCAGTCATGTTGTAAATCTTGCTGGTGATATTACCGTTTCCGTCACCCACGCGCTTTACGAACATGCCTGTTAAGAGCCTGAATGTCGAAGGGTCAGTAATCCACTGCTGGAGTCGACCGTTCAGATACTGGTCATCGGTCGCGCCCAGCAGGATGCGGATGGTGACGTCGGCAATGCGGCCCATTTCGTTTTTGGCATAGATGGTGTTCCCATTCTTCCCCGCCTTAACCGCTCCGAGATCGTTGGGGAACACCACATCAAATGGCGTCATGTCGGCAAGAGTCTGAAAAATGATCCCATCGACTTGTACTGTATCCTGGCCTGTGGCGCTTACGCTTGGCATAAATCCTCCTTACAAATTGATCTGAACGATGACGCTTGACGTATGGATAGCTCCCGCCATCTTGGCCGCGATTTGAACAAGCGGGGCCTGACGGGCGACCCTGGCGCTCTGCGCCTGCTGCGTCACAGGCTGGCTGTAAACGTAGTAGCCAATGGCAAGAACCGATTGAGCTAGAATCGTGGGGTTTCCGAAAACAACGGGAGAGGTCCATGATCCCGGCGCCATGAAACCGTTAGCGACGCCCTGGGCGAGAACCTGCCGATAGGCATTCTTGAGGCCGTCCATGCCCGTTTCGGTCTGCGGTATTTTTGTAGTGGCTTGGGCCAGGTAGTCGTATCCCGCGACCTGCAGGGCGAACTTGAGCCAGAATTGTCCGTAGATCTGATCAAAGTAACCATTGGCTCCGGAGGTGTAAAGATTGCCGATGGGCGTCAATCCCTGTAATCCGAATGGCGGATAAATGTCGATTCCGTTGGCCAGCGCCGTATTCAGGTCCGTCTGTGTCAGCGTGGTATCCGGAGCGAATCCGACCAATTGCTTCAGGTTCATTGTGGATGAGGTCAGGGATCCCGCGAAGTTGGCTGAAAGGCCGCGGGACGCATAGGCGGCCGCAAAGTCGATGGTATCCTGCGCGAGCCCGTCGTTGTAATAAAGGCCTCTCACTTGGTTTAGATTCTTTGCCGCAAGGCTTCCGAGAATGCCGTTTGAGGCGATATCGGGTTTCGAGTTTGAGCAGAAGAAGCCCATCTGGCTCTGGCCTTGAATATAGGCTGGCAATGTAGTAAATGGACCCGTCGGAATAAAGTCCACAATGACGCCGAAATAATAGACTTCGTTCGCGGTACGGATCATGGCTGTATGGACTGGCTCGAGCCCGCTTGCCGTTCCCCCGCTGAGGCTGGTGGGTCCTGTGGGTGCGGTTTGCTTGTTTGATGCCACTCCAAAGACCGTCGCTGTTACGAGTGCCGACGCTGGCCCGCTGGCAAGGATAGCGGCCGCAATCTGGGCAGCGGTCGAAACGCCGGAAGCAATCTGTACTGAGATGGCATTGCTGACTACCGTAACGACTTCAGCCCCGGCGGTGCCGCCAGTGGTGTACTGGATGGTGATGGAATTGCCAGATACGCCTGTGGCGACAGCCTGGTACTGAAGGTCCTGGATCTGGATGCCAGCGGCTACGGGAATGTTCTGAAGGCGCGGGATGATCGTGAGGTTTCCTTGGGTCAGCAACGGATTAGGCGACTGAGCAAAGAAGGCGTTGGCGATAGCGGCCGCTTTGGAGTTCGATCCGAAGTCCTGAGCCACAGCCGTCGGGTTGTTATAGATCGCGTAATCCTGAGCACCTGCCCAGACCGGGACTTCCTGGGAGATAAGGCCCACTGTGTTGATGTTTGGCACCGCCAGCCCCTGGGGAGCGGTCTGGAGCGAGATCTGGATGATGTTCGATGGACTGAGGTTATTGGACGCCATTTTAATTCTCCTATGCCGCTAACGGATTGACCGGCGGCGCCGGGATCTGGATATTGGGCTGATAATCATCCTTGTAAACAAGTGCGCCTGGAAACGTCGAGTAATATTGATCGCTTTCCTTTTGCTTCTGATTGACGGATTGGGTCTTGATGGTCGTGCTGTAGCGCGTCATCATCTCCGTCTCTTCTAAAAATGAGGCGTCCGTAAATCCGCTGGGATGCCGTGCGATCATCATGGCGTACTGTTCCTGAATCTGCTGTGAGAAGATCGAGCCGAGCGCCATGGGGATCTCACCGAAGCGGGCACGCGCCTGGTTGCCGCCTTCCGGGTCATTGTAGGCCATGAGCTGGATTTCGATGACGTGCTGCATGGTCACGCTCTGGAGTTCGATCTGGCCCCCCAAGCCATCTGGGACGAGCTCAGACATACGGCAGATTACGTTTGCCGGACCGAGGTAGGAAACCACGCCATAGAGTCCCACTGTCGGGATAATAAATTTCTGGTTTGAGAGCAGGATCTGAGCGGGCTCCAGGTCCATTTCTTCGATCAAAATATCTCGGATGATTTTGGCGGGCTCGCGGTAAAGGAAGCTCATAAACCGGGCCCCTCGATAAGCTGGTAGCTATAGTATCCGGCCTGGTTCCAGTCGCTTGTTTTCATAACGCGATAGATAATGCTGTTCTCATCTTTGATGACGGTATCGTTTTGGAGCTTGAGATCGGTCCAGAGCATCCACCACTTAAAGTTGCGTTGTCCTTCGGGTTTGACCAGTAGGGCGCGTTCCGGCATGGGCTCGAGAGTTCCCTCAAACCAAAGATCGGGCTTGACCTTGGACGTCTCAGCAATATCCCCATCGTTGACGGTCTTGGACACGATCTGAAATTGCATCGTTTCTTCAAAGTGGCTGACGGCTAATGAGAGGTCTGGCATCATGACTGTCTCACCTCAGACGAGATGCTCTTACGAAGGAATCCCAAATCAATCAGGGGCTGTTCTCCGTGCTTCCGGGCGATCGTGCTCGGCGCGTTTTTCTTCCATTTCTCGAAGCCCCGTGAATCAAAGGCATCCAGAATGGCCCGCTCGCAAGCGATACCGAGCTGCGTGAGAACGGCCACAACGTCAAATGGCTTTTTATCGATAAATTTTGATCCTGACGATTGCAGATCAATAAACTGCTGAGTCTCTTTAATGATGACATTGCTTTTAAAGAGGATCGGCATTCTCAAAAATGACCGCTCTGGGATGGCTGGGCTATGCGCCGTTGCCGGTTTCCCGTACTCATGAATGAATCCTATATCCGCATTGGTCTGGCCGCTGTCATCGCTTCTGGTATTCTTTTGGCCCATGATCCCAACACGCACGACGTACCCGCCGCTATGGAGCAGGCCATCCATAAATTGGTTGAGCTTTTTAAAATCCTCTTTGACGATCTTGGCTTCCATTAGACCACCGGCCCAGGGTCAATGTTCGGCGCTGTTGGCGAGAATCCTGAATCCCAAGGAAAGCGACCGCTGACCACCTGCACGTTCCCAACAAGCCTGGGTTCCATCATGGCCAGATAACGCTGGCCGAAGGTGGTCCGGAAGAGGTCCATGAGCACCGCATTCTCCTGAACGCGCGGGGGAGGGACTTGGTATGAAACGCTGGCCGATCCCACTCCGGCCGCTACGAGCACGCCCTTGGGGCTGTTCCGCACGCCCTTGCCGCGGGGAATGGCTGAGAGGCCTCCGGCCATCTGCTGGATGTTCAGAACCATCAGGTGCGCGGCCAGATACATCATGGCGATGCCGGCCTCCGTGGAGTTTCCTACCGGGGTGGATGAGTCCCAGAGCCCCGGGTTGAACATGATGACGGATTCGTTTATGGCGCGCTGGATATCGTTGGGGGTGACAGAATCAAGCCCAGTCCCATAGGTAAACTCCCTGGGGAACTGGGCCTGAAAGTCAGAGACGAGCGGTGGGAAGTTGGGCGTGGTCATGCATTACTTCTTTCCGCCGCCCTTCTTCTTTTCGGAATTTTCCTGATCTTCCTGTTCAGCAGTTTCATATTTAGAGAGCCGTTCCTTGAGTTCTCCAATGGTCCATTCAAGATCCGCCACTTGCTTCGTAAGGGCAGCGATCTTGTCGCCAACAACAGGAGCCACTTTTTCCGCATCGACAACATCGCGGTGCGCGAGAACCTGATCGGCTTCGGCCTGATCCAGGGCTTCGATGGATTGCCCGGGGGCGCCCGTCGGCATAAGTTTTCGCTTAATGACTTTGGTGCCTTCAGGGATGGCGCCTTCTTTAGTGCGAACTAGGCGAACGACTTTCCCATCCTTTTCCATCCCGTCGTGGAGATCCCACGTCCGAGGTCCTCGGTTGAGTAGAACTACCATGGTCTATTCCTCCCTTGCTTAGGTGTGATCGTAATATCTAAATTCGGGCACGCGGATGATCTGCACGCCCGTGAATTGTCCGAACGCCACGCCGTTCCAGTTAAAGTTGTCCGCCGTGTTGGGTGCGAGCTGGGTGAGGTCGAGAGGCACGTCCATACACGCGGTTTCCTCGTCTTTGCGGTAGAGGCAGTAGCGGTATGTCCCGTTTGATGTCCAGACGCCTTTGTTGTTGGTCTGGTCTGCGTAGGCGACGGGGTAGATGACGAAGTTCGGGTTGCCGGTCACCTTCACGAAGGCCTGCTGGAGGTAATCGATCATCATGCTGCCCGCGACTGGGAATTGCGGGTTGATCGGCACGGCCAGCCCGTTCCAGTCGCTCTGCGGAATCGCAAAGTGCGTGGGGTATACCGTGCTGTTGCTGTTCGCAAAGTAGTCCTGCATCAGCAGGCTCACGAGCGTTGCGAACTGGGTATAGTTCAGGGAGCTGATCTGCGCTGTGATGATTGAGAGGTTGATGTTAACGCTCGCGTTGCTCAGGAGGCCCGGGACGCCTGTCGGGTCGGTGTAGGATCCCAAGAAGGCCATCCGTTGCAGACCGAGCTGCCAGCGCTTAACGAGCGCTTTGTGCTTGCCTTCCTGCACGTTCCAGTTGTCCGAGCGCAGGGCTTTTTCAAGCTCCATGATCGAATACTGGTACCCACCCACCCACGTCTTGATGTTGTAGGTGATGGGCGCGAGGCCGGTGGAAACCTGTGAAATCCGGGTGTTCTGCCCGGTTCCCTGCAAGCCGCTTTCAAAATCTCCCGCCGAGTCATACTCGACGTTCGTTTTGATTTCTTCGAGGTACGCGCCTTGTCCCATTCGGACTGGGATGTAATCCGCAAAGGGGATCTCATAGTACTTCTGGCGCGAGATTCTGGGCTGGATGAGCGTGGTGGTCTGAATCGTGTAGCGGTATCCGAGGGTTCCGGAGTCGATGGCGCCGTTTGAGTTAAACAAACTCATTCCGGGTTGCCACTTGATCAGGCCGCCCTGGCTGTTCTTGAGTTCCTTGACTTTTTCTTCGTAGGACAGGTTTTTAATAAACATGGGTTATCTCCTTTACGCGCTGATGCCGACGGCCGAGACCAACAGCACTCGGAGAACCTGTCCGGCCACTGCATAGTCCAAGGCGATTCCGCGAGATTTCGCGCCGCCGCCTGTCCCGACAACTAAATTGTTCGTGTCCTGGTAGACCGTCTGACCAGGGGTGATCGTGGCATTCGCCAGAAGCCAGACAACCGGGCCTCCAAAGATCGCGACTTCCACCTGCTGAAGCAGAGCGAAGGTGCCCGCGGTGGAGGTCCGTTTAAATGTTCCGATCGCCACATCCGTGATGCCTGCCTGCAGGAAGTTGACGATGTACCCCGAGGTAATGGTTGTGTCGATTTTCGCTGGGGCGCCGGCGGGAATGGTCACGGCGGGAGAGGCCTGATTAGGGCTCACGATCCCGGCTAAAGAACCCGTTTGAACGATACCGAGATCGGCATCGCCGACCGCTACTTGCTGACCGAACTGGTTTGTATAAAATGTCGAACCCATGATCTTAGTCTCCTTTTTCCGTTATTTAGCGGCCGTTGCCGGTTCCGAACCGAAGCGTTTACGGCCCTCGGCAAATCCATCGATGTGTTCCGGCAATTCGTTAACGAGATCGCCGTCCCTGCTGTTGGCCAGAGCGTCCACTCGCTGGAAATGCTCCCGGCCACGCTTGCTCTGTAAATCGTTGCACATGCCGCAGGACTCCAGCTCCTTGTCTTTGTGCTTGCCGTCTTTGTGGTCCATGGCCATATCGTTCTTGAGTTTATTGTCGCGGGCCTTTTCTTCCTCATCGGCCTTTTTGCGCTTTTTGTCCTCAGTGTCTTTTTCGTCCTCTTCGTCTTTGGCGTTCTTAAGGGCGATCGCTTCTTTGAGCTGTTTCACGGTGCGCTTGCCGACGCCCGGGACATCGATCACGTCATCATCCGCAGGGCCTTTGTTCTCGAGCTTTTTGCGCTCCTGTTCCTCGATGACCTTGAGCGCTTCGATGGCATTGTCGAGGGTATATTCCTTCCCGCCGACTTCTAAAATGGATTTGCTCGACTCGATATCGATAGAGTTTTCCATGGTCTGGCCTTCTTTTCCCAAAAGCTTCTGAATCCATTTGAATGTCATTTTATTGGCTCCTTTTGCGTTGTAGATTCGGACGCCCTCGTAGCGAGGATTAGCGACAATCGCCAGGTGGGTATACTCCCCGTCCAGCACTTCCCGTTCATACGGCACGTTGTTGTGAATCCCGCCAGGACCCCAACGGGTCACTTTGTAGGCGCATGAGACTTTAAATCCGTTACGAATATTCTTAAGTGTGGGCTGATCCCAGACCTGGTATCCGGCGTGGTACATGGCGTCTTTTTCTTCAAACCAAACGGAGTTGACGATCCCCTGCGCGGTGCCCTTCTCAAAATCTTCCGGACTCACGTCCCGGTGATCCTCGTTTACAATGGGTTTTCCAATAAACGAATTCATCATTTTGTCGAGCACTTCTTTGCGGACGAGAACCATACCTACGTCCGCATAATTCACCACTCCGGGTTCGATGAAAGAGCATTTCATGGAGAGGGGCCAGGCTCCGTTTGAGTTCTCTCGATTCTTATGAACAACTTCAACGTCGTGATTTTCATGGCCTTTTGCACTTGGGCCACTGATGCCCTCACCGCAGGTTTTGCAATGCGTAAAGGCGACGGGATTTTCTTTTGGGCCGCCCGCGTGGGTGACGGAACCAGCGTTATCGAATCCTGCGGGATGCTCACGCTGATAGTGCGAATCCGCTTCGCTCTTTGTGCTAAATTTCTTTCCTTGGCCGCACTCTGAGCATTCCCAGTGCTTGATTTGATTGTCATCGCCACGAACTTCATAGACATGCTGGGTCATTCGGTTTTTGTTTTCTGGCTTCGGTGTGATCGATGCGAATTTTGTTGGCATGAAAAAAAGGGCCTCCGTAGTTTCGTGCCCACGAAGGCCCTTTTGTCCACATCCATTTTTCTGGTTGATCTACATGACACTCACTGTTCGGGGTAAAGATACACCGCATTTTTACGGCTGTCAAGTACCTCGTTTATTTTTCGAGGCCTTCGGGCACCGGAATGTCTACGCACCGGCAGTTGTAATCCTGGCCCGGGTTTCCCCGGCGCGCGGTCTTTTGATCGACGATGGGAGGTTCATCGTAGGAAAACACAATCCCGTTTAAATGCCGGTGATCATGGCGCACCCGGTCATCATGCGCGGTGCTCCAGCGATATCTGCGGATGCCGGCGTCCTTAAATCTCTTTTCGCGGAACTTGGCCAGGAATAGGCTTGTCTCCTGGCGAGCGAGAAATGTGGCCTTGTTCTCCGAAACGCTGTAACGATTCTTGATGGAGGCAATCAATCGATCGAAGCGATATCCCTGGGTGGCGTTCAGCTCCACGCGCTGGCGGAGCTGAGTGATTTCCTCGCGCGAGAATTTATCGATCCAGAGCTTCATGTTGTTGGTGTATTCGTGCTTCATCTCGGTGCGCGCCTGGTCACTGAGCTTCGGGCTGATCTGCAATTGCTCGGCTGCTGATTTAAATCCTCGATCAATTTCGTTGATGGATTTCTCCGGGTTCACGGGATGATCGATCACAAGGCTTTCGAGGTGCGAGACAGTTTCGTTTAAAACGCGCAGGAGTTCTTCATGCGTGCCTTTGGCTTTCATCGCATATGACGTCGCTTCCGCAACAATCCATGAAGGAACACGGCCGGGATCCAGCCTGTAGAGGCGTGAGCGAGCATCAAACAGAGCGCCAATTCTGCGTAGAGCTTTTGAGATTTGTGCATTGAATTCGCCCGAGAAGATTCCGTTTGAGTATTGGATTCGCCCAGATTTGAGCGCGTCGCGGATGGGGTCATCGGTTGCGGCGCGTAACTCCGTCTCCTGGCTGTTCGCTTTTTCAATGACCGCCAGTAACGGCGCGAAGAGAATGTCATAGAAAATCCTCCGGAGCTGGCGTTCTACGTCCGTGAAATAAACCGGGCGCAGGGTCTGAACGAGAGGGTTCAATTCGCGGGTGGTGTCTTTGGGAGCACGAGCGGTTTGCCGTTCCCGGTGGGTTTGAGGATGGGGCTTGATTCATATTGCACAGCAATCGGAATGGCGGCCGCCAGCACTTTGACCGTCATGTCTTTCTGCGCCTGGTTGTCGAGCGGTGCGTTGAGCATGATCTGCCCTGTTTCCGTATTAAACTCTATCTGGATTCTTCCGATCATTTGTCTTTTCCTCCCTGTTATTTAAGTGTTCCTTCGGTTTGATGACCCCACACGATTGGAAATTTTGCATTATCTTTTATTCGTTGCAATCCATCGATGACAGACTGAACATCTTCAGGGGAATCAAATTTCCATTCAATGATCACTATCGACTTCACATGAACTTTATGATCTGAAAAGCTCATTCTTTTTTACCTCCCTGTGGTTTTTCTTCTTTTTCCTCCGGCTGCGCTTCTACCATCATCGGCTCAGGCGTCGCCCCTCTTGCGACTTCGGTTTCGATGGGGATCAGCTTTTCTTTCTGCTGAAGCTGCATGTACTCTTGGGGGGTCAACATCCCGGCCTGCATGTCCTGAAAATATCTGGCGTGCTTTGACGTCTTGATCTGTTCTTCGACTTCGTAAGAAACCACGCGTAGGGGTTTGTAGTCAAACGGCATATCAAACGATTCACCCCAGAGGTTAATGGCCACGAGATCAAAGAGTTCTTTGAGCGAAGGCCGCATATGCTCGCGGACTTCGGATTCGACGAGCATGATGTAATTCTCGAGATCGTCCTCTCCGCTTGAGAACCCCTGCGCTCCGGTTCCGAAGAGTTTATTGATGGGGATGCGCGTGGCGCTGGCAAGCGAGATCCTGTTCTGCACGCACATCTCTGCGAGCCCGCTGAAGGTCATCACCTTCTGCTCGTATTTGTCTTTCATGTCCATCACGAGCGCGTTCGAGCTGCTCTTGGCCATGTTCATCATCTGCACGCGCTGGATGGCGAGCTGGGTGCCTTTGTTGCTTGAGAGCTGGGAGAGAAACCCTTCAAACTGGAATATGTCGACCTTGGCTTCTTTGAGCAGATCGTAGATGGCGTTCTGTGTCCGGAGGTAAATGTTGAATGGCTCGAGGAGTTTCTCCATTTCCGAGAGGCCCCAGTCCTGCAACATCCATCGGATCTGGTACGGCGCCTCTTTTCCGGAGACAGTCAGAATCCGGCTTTTATGAAACCGCTGGCCATAGAAAACGTATTCCTCCGCGTAACGCCTGGATGATTGAAGCTCCCACCGCGAGGCTGGGTAGAAGCGCAGCGGATGGCCATAGAGCTTGTTGAGATTCAGAGGCGTCGCTGGATCCTGGTCTGTGTTGATGACCATGGCCGCTCCACCGAAGAGACGCGCCCATTCTTCGAGCGTTTTGACCTGCAGATAAAACTGCATGTCATCGAGCTTTTCTTCAAACTCTTTGATGTCATCTTTGTCGAGCTCGTCTGATCTGAAGTCCACGCCGCCCTTGAGCGCATCCTGCACCGGCATGTCGATCGTGTTCTGAATCACGGGTTGGCTTTTGTAGGTGAACATCAGCGTCTGGTACTGCAAGGTGAGCGGAGCGTAGGCGTTGTTGAAGGCGAGCGAGGCGGTGCTGGCCATGTCGGTGTTGAATGCGCCGGTGGTAAAAATCGGGAGGGAATTCCGGACGATGCTGTCCTCTTTGGCGTCGATGCGGTTCTGCAGGTCGCGGGCCTGGACGCCGAGCGAGGCGACTCTGTTTTCCAAGGTGGTGAGAGAGGCGCTGCCGTTAGTTTTGCTCATGGGATTTTGTGAACCATATTCGTTTCATGATCCAATCGGCATAACAGCTTTTTCCCGTGTACTTCTTGAAGGTGATTCTTGAGGCGATGCTCCGCTAGTTCTATCGTGGGGCAGTAGGTAACCCATGCGCAGAATCCACAGAAGACATTTTGATTATCGTCACTCCAGCCGTATTCTTTCATCGCATGAATTTCTCCCAGCTAGCGGGTTCGAGATCCATCGTTAAAAGCACCGCATCGCGCATGTCATCGTTTTCCGGGTAATTGGTCGTGAGTTGTTGGACGAGCTTATCAATCTTTTCCCGGGGAATCAAATTTGAAACATGGACCTTCCCGTTCTCGAAATAGTGCGAGCGGTTCTCGAGGTTCGTGATCTTGTCCGGCACCCATTCCACCCGATGCACTGGCAGATTCGTCTCGGTAATGACGTATGTGGCGTAATCATCAAATCCACCAATGGCCTCAATGCGGACTTCATTCACCGGGCGTTCCTCCGGGCGGTCTTTGGCCCAAGCTTGCAGTTGCGCTTTGCGTTCGCCCAGCGTCATGCGTTCGGCATCAATGTTCTCGATCCAAAACTCGGATCCGTCTTTGTGCATCGTTTCAATCACGAGCGCAGTCCCTGTGGGATCGGAGTCGTTTTTCTTTCCGATCGATGGGTCGTTGCCGATCCGGATGGATGAGATGCGAACGTCAGCATCGGGGTTATTGAGAAGCGCGTTCAGCTCATGCGGGTCGTACTCCCACGACCGGCCATCGGGCTTGTAAAGCCATGACCGTTTGATGATCGCCGTGGTTTCATCCCGTGGCTCATTCTGCAATTCGCGCATGGCGATATGCGTGCCCATGCGTGTGAAATCCAGCATGACGGATGCGAATGGGTCTTTCCCACCGGCTCCGTGGAGTTCGGGCCAGAGAACGTCTTTGGTGTCGAAATTCTTGACGGCCTTGAAGCGCCTGAACACGATCTGGTTCCCGTCTTTGCTCTTGCCTTCTTTCTCCATTTTGGCACCGAGATCGTAATCGTTGATAGCGGTCCCGGTGCCGTGAATGCTCCAGCGTTTGGTCTTGGCGCGTGCGTTGTAAAGCGTCGACCAGAACCACTCATTGACCTTGAGCGTTGCCTCGGGGTTGTTGATGTGCTCTTCGTTGTAGAGATCGTCCGGCATGATGTAATCCGGTCGGCGGCCATCGAACATGAGACCGCGCACGCTGGTGCCTGTGGAGACGGCTGTAAATGCGACGTGGTTGGCGAGCTCGAATTGTTGGTCAGTCCACCTGTTGCCCATCATGTCGCCATAAACGGCGCGGATAACCTCATTCGATTCGATTTCGTTTTTCACCATGCGATTGAGCGCGAGGGCTTTGTCCTGGGATCCCTGCACGAAGAGATAGTGATTGAAGATCTCGGGTTCATTCAGCGCCTGGTAGATCGATATCCCGAAGTCTCCCACGGCCGTCTTGGCATGGTTTCTGGGGCCAAAGGTCCACGTAAACTCAAGGCCTCGGATGTCGACCAAATAGCTGTGGAATTCCATGCAGTACGGCAGGTAGAAGATGTGGGGGAACACGACGGCGTTCCAGGCGAGCACGTTCTTTTCGGCGGCGTAATGCCTGGCCATACGGATGCGCGCCGCGAGCTTCCAGATGTACCGCTGCTCTGCCGGCATCTCATCGAAGCTGGTATATGCCAGTGCCGCTTCGGCCATCAGAGTTTTTCCGCTTTCCGTAAAAGGCTTTCAAATCGATTAACAATAACTTCGATGCGCGTTCGCTCTCGCCCTAAATGGATCAATAAATTCTTCAATTCATCCAGGCCTTTTTCTTCCACTCTGACGACGATATTAGGCATATCTGCCATCAGAGCATCCTCATGGCGTAGTCTTTCGTGTCGATGGGCTTGCCGCACTGGCAGACGCATTCTTTGTTCCGGGTCTTGTGCCTGGTCCCGTGGATGCACTTACAAACGTGTTTCTTCTTCACAGCTTCTCCGCCATTTTCTTTACCAGATCGAGCGCAATCGCATCTACGGCCGCCTGGACTGAGACAGGGACTTTGCTCGGGTTTGCAATCGATCCGGTATGGAAGTTCCGGCTCTCAATTCCGAAGTGCTCGCGGTAGGAGGGGTCCCGCTGTTTGGTCAAGAACATGAGCAGGTTATCGGAGCCCTTCATGGCCCGGATGTAACCCGTCATCTTGAGGTTGTCGGTGGTGCGCTCATAGGCATCGATGACTGCGTTATCAAACTCGGGATCTTCTTTGCGCCAGCGAGCGATGGTGTCGTAACTCAGTCCGATCTTGTGGGCCGACCAGTACATGGCCCCGCCTTGTTCATACCATCGAATGAATTCGGCTTTCTTTTCTGTCTTTTCTATGGCCGCTTGAAACGCCTTAACGTTTCGTTTTGGATGTCGACTTTTAGGTTTCTTCGTCGGAGAATTACTCATAAGTCAAAATCAGCCCAGCGGAGCTGAAGCTCGAGGACTCCGCCGGGTGAGGTTTCAGGGAGGAAACCAAGGGGTTTGATAAGCATCGGAATGCCATCAAGATACCCCACTCGGAGAAGCTTTGCAAGAGTCGATTTTCATTTCTCGTCGATGGAAGGATCTAACAGGGGATGATGGATATGGGCTTCGACATGCTTGAGCCATGCGGTGGTGGTCATGGCTTTCCAGCGGAAGGCAATAGGGCAGCCTGGGCACCACCAGAGAAACAGCGGATCTACACCATACACCTTTCTCATGAGTCCTTTACTTCCACTCCTTGCCGGAGACTTCGGTCAGCGTCACTTCCACGCGCGGGTTTTGTTTGTCCAGAAGAATTTCATGCTTTGAATCAAGCACCCATTTCTGGTTGTCGTTTTTGATCCGGTGCATATGCTTGAGCGCATCCATCACGTATTTTTCTGCGGAGCGGATGTTATCGCGGTCGCGCCGTTTGTCCTTTTCAAACCAGCGGAATAAGACCGTGACGGGCTTCGTAAAGACTGGGACACCGCCCGCGATCACGCAAACGCTGATTGTTCGCATCTGCTTATTTTTGAAGCCCTGCCCGATGAACCATGCGCGGTTGCAAGCCGCGATGTACTCATTGAGGGATGGGAGGCGTCCCGGGATGATGAAGGTGTGTTTCATGAAGCGACCTCGACGCTTTTTTTGATCGCCATATCCGAAAACCGGTGACCGCAACACCTGCAAACTAAGATCAGATCCTTCGGCACGATTTGACAGTCGGTATGGCCTTCATAATAAAAACACCAACCGCAACGAGCCCAGCCCCGTTTTTGTTCTATGGCGTTCATGCGTACCTGAACTTGGGATCCTGCCAATCGCCTTTAAAGCGTGCTGGCATTTTGTGGGGTTCGCAGGGGACTGATCGATACCGGGTGTCATGCGGAACCAAGCGCAGCTCGGGACACCCATCGCATCCGCGAATCCTACCGCGGATGACGATGATGGATCCCTGTCCGGCCTGCTTCTCGAAATAGCCGATGCCATCCTTGGCGATTTCTTTCCAGCGATGTCTATGCCAGGTCCACCATTTCATTTTCGATAATTCCTTTTCGCTACATAAGCGCAGTAATTGCATTCGGGATTTGCTTCAGGCTCTGGCTCCTGCAAGCAATCAAGCGCGAGTTCAATAACAGCGAGTGCTCGATCTGGTTCTGTTTTGAATTTGACGGTTTCAAAATCAAATCCCAGTACGCCTTCTTTCACCACTGGCCATGAGTATGTGAAGTAAGCCTCGCCTGTTGTTTTGAGCCCTTGCGCGTTAAGCAAGAGTTCGTACATATCGGCCTGCAGTGAATTGTAGGCGAGCGTGTATTCCTGCCAATCACGTTTTTTCCCATTCGATTTAAAATCCCAAGGCGAGACGCTGCAGTCTTGCCATTGGATTAAATCATCGACTTGTCCCCAAATGAGCGCCTTATGGTTTCCAGCTTTGACTGTGGCCTGGAATGTTCGCCAACTCATAAACTTCGCCACCATCGCTCGATCAGGGTGTGGCCGCGACAATGGAAAGTCCTGAAGATAGGGCGTCGGATGCCCTGTTTCGACTGCCCAATTCGAGACTTGCTTCATACCATCATCGATGCCGTTCATGATCGATGCCATGATGCCTTCTGGTCGCTTGAGCTTTGCGTTCATCTGAAGCCACCAGCACTTTGGACAACTCTTGAAAATATCCAATGACGACTTCGATAATCCAATTGTCATAATATGGCCCCCCATGTGGCGACATCATCGGTCGGAATATCCGCGACGATATCCCCTTCCGCTGTTTTCAATAACAACCGATCCGCCACAACGATGCCCTGGGCGGCGGCCACGTGCTCCACAACACTTCCGTCTTTGAATGTCACTCGCATGTTAAGCCTCCGACCGTTTGGTATGCCGCAGTTTTTCCTGCGTTTCGATGACCGTAAACGTGTGTTTAAAACCGTATTCGTCGGTATAAGACAGCACGCGCTGGCCGCTCTTTTTCATCGCCTGCACGACTTTCTCGGCCTGCTGCACAAGCATGGCTTTTTTGGCCTCGATATCGTTCTGAATGTCGGCGTATCGATCGGCCTCCGTGGCGGCTTGTGTTCTGGGAACCTCCAGCAATGGGGCCTGGGTGTTCACTCTGTTTGATTCTGCTTTCTTTCCTCTGACCATTTTATTTCCTCCCGGTTTTTGCATTTGTGATCGTTACAATTGTGACAGAAAAATATATTGCATGGATGGCATTGCCACCAGGAAACGGCGCCACATTTTTCACAGGCCAGAGTATCTAAATTTCTTTTATTCACGGCAATTTCAAAAACGCTAAACAGATCGCCATGGGAGCGGTAGCGGCATCGGCGCTTATGGATGGCCCATGGTCGGGATTTTGCATACCCAAATACCTTTGAATTTGAACCGAGACGCTCTCAGTGGCATGCCAATAAATCGAAATCGTGTGAAGTTCATCCGCATGAAGAAATTCCACAATCTCCCACGCCGCCGCGATGGAATGGCAGTAATCCGGAATGCCACCAACCCTGATCCCCTCCGGTGTAATCCATTCTTGAAACTCTGCGTCAGAAATTCCGGCAGGCCCCTCATATCGCATAGTAGCCCTGAAGGTTCCTAGATTCCATCCCAGCTTCCGCGCCACCGCTTCGTTGATTTCTTGATCCGTCATGCTAAATCCGCTCTCTCTTTTTCGTTCACCGGCAGAAATCCTTTGGGCATTTCCATGTTCTGAAACGACCACGCGTCCCACTCCTGGATCTCCTGCTGGCGTGTCCGGCAACGGCACCATGGCTGGCCTTTCATATCGGAGCAATTTTCCTCATGGTTTTTTTCCTCTTGTGCATTTTTTGGCCAGAGAATATCACGCTCCCAGCCATAATAAATTCGATCTATTCTCATCGTTTCTTCAAGAAGAACGGGACTTGTTTTCAGGGAGAAAATCCTTGAAAGTTCTCCCGCCACCAGGTATCGGCCTTTGGGTAACTCGTTTTCGATCTTGTAGGCTTGCTGCTTCTGTTCTGGCGTTAACATGTGGATGACTATCGCTCGGGCTGTCATGGGATGCATTCGTCGCCTCCTTGGGCTTTCCGGTTCCGCAAAATTCACATGTGGATCTCTGGCATGGAAAGTTTTTAACACGTAACAAATGGATTTCTTTTTGTTCTTCCCACGTGAATGGTTTCTCAACTGGCATCGGTGGAAGTGGAGGCAATGCGGGAGTCTCTTGGCGGAACCCAGCCGATAGTTCCATGGTCCCGTTGAAATTTACGTAATCCGCCCAGTTATTGAACCACGTAGAGCCCATCTTTGTGTACTGGATTTCCGTGTGGTTGATCCGGATCTGCCTGACATAATTCTCTAAAGCGTTCTGAATATCCAGCCAATCTTTCATCGTGGTAACGCTGGCCTTGAAATGCTTTTCAGCCGCTTTTTTCCCTTCCCGCCTTGGGTATTTAGCCCAAATAATCTCAAAGGCCCCTTTTGGGGGGCCGGGTGGGGTTATGGTTTGGTTGGGTTCGGTTAACTTCGGTTGGGTTGGGTTGGGTTCTGCCGCGCCTTGGTTGTCTGTTGGTTGACATATGGTTGCCGCTTGGTTGCGAGGTGAAGGACAGTCTGATGATTTCACCCTGTCTTTACGCAGTATTTGCCACTTTTCCCATTTTGGATGTTGGAGGTACTCAACTCCATCAACCTGATAAAGTGTGAATAATCCGCGCTTGGTGAGCTCGCCCCTCATTTTGGTCATTGATGCATCATCAAAAAGGTCAAACGGAAAGATGGCGGCCCGGAGATATTTGGGGTGAGCACGCATGCGTCCTTCATCATCCGCATTTACGATGGTGCCAATATAAAGCAGGCGAACGACTGGCTCGCAATCCCCTAATTCGATGTTTCGGAAGAGTTCAGAGTTGATCATGCGTCTAGTCATAAAAAAAGGCCCCTGGGCGTACTCCGTGTACTTGATACCCGCGAAGGTAGGTTCAGCGTTTCGGCCCGAGGGGCAAATGGTTTTATGGTGTTTCTCGCGGGTATCATCGGCATGAGTGTGCTAAACATCTGTCAGTTTGTCAAATCTTCTTGGCTTTTTTGCCCGTTAATTTTTCCCACCGTCGGATAATAACGGAAGCGTACACAGGATCCAGCTCGCATCCGAAGCACCGGCGCTCCGTGACTTCGGCGCCGATCAGGGTGGTGCCCGAGCCCAGAAAGGGATCGTAAATAATGCCCCCCCCCTTGGTGCTGTTTTTAATCGCGCGCACGGCCAGCTCTACCGGCTTCTGCGTAGGGTGTTCCGTTTTCGAGTCCCGGCCGACTTCCCAGACCGTTCCAGAGCTGTCAAGAGTCGAGAGTCTGAGCGTTTCTTCCACGCCAATGCGCGCTGTACGCAGTTTTTTATTAGCTGGCGGTTTGGCCTGGATCCAGAGGCGGTTGCCTTTTCCGTCCTGGATGAGGATCCCGTTCCCGATGATGGTTGAGATATTACCTCGACGGTTCGTATTGACGCGCCACACAGTGGACTCTGCTGCATCTCCGTAAAATGCCGGTTTGCGATCTCCCTTGCTCGCATAGAAGCACGGCTCATGCGACCAGTGGTAGTCGGAGTATCCCATCGCAAATCCGCTTTTAGCCCAGATGAGGTATTGCCGCTCGACGATCCCCGCGGCGCGCATGGCATAGGCGAAGTCCTCGCGGGTTGAGGAGGCGTGCCAGATGTAGAAGGCGGCGGTATCGCTGGTAAAGCGAGTAGCGAGTTTGAAGGCGGGGGCAAGGAGATTGACCAGCGCATCGTCACGGAGGTCATCCCCTTTGATGATCGCATGCTTTCCGCTCCGCGCCTCGTAGCTGACTCCATACGGAGGATCCGTGAAACAAAGGTCTGCTCGGCTATGACCCATAAGGCGTTCAACATTTCGCGCGTCGGTGCAGGATCCAACAAGGAGACGGTGATCGCCACACGCCCAGAGATCTCCGACTTTGGTGATCGGTTTCCCTGCTGGCGGGATTTCGTCCAAGTCTTTTTCTTCATTGTCTGTTTCCTCCCTGAGTTCGTTTAGTCGTAAATCGAGCCATCCTTCCGGGACGGCCGCCTGGATGTCCTCCAGGATTCCTTGCAGATCATCCGTAAATTCGCCGGAGACTGCGGGACTGTTGAGCGTGACGTTCAGCGCCTTTTCCTCGCCTGGCGGGAGATCCACTTCGATCACCTGCACGTCCGTCTCGCCTGCGGCCGCCAGGACCTTAAGGCGTTGATGGCCGCCCACCACGTTCCCGGTGCGCTTGTTCCAGATGATGTGCTGCACGAGTCCGAAGCGCTTGATCGATTCACCCAGGCCAGACAGTGCCTCTTTGGAGATCGTGCGCGGGTTGTAATCCGCCGGGTGCAGGTCTTTGATCTTCATGGTTTTCGTTTTGTGCTGTAGCATTACATTCTCCTTGACCATTGTGGTGGTGCCACCGAAATGGTCATATGAATTTCAGTTGTGCTTTCTCGCTGGCGATCCGGCGTTCGGCGATGGCCGCATAACCGGGATTGAGTTCGATGCCGAGAAAATGCCGGCTGTATTGGGCGGCCACGAGAGCGGTCGTCCCCGCACCCATGAAGGGATCCAAGACCACCCCGCCAAGCGGGGCCCCCGCCAAAATACAAGGCTTGATGAGCTCGGGCGGAAACGTGGCGAAGTGGGCCTCTGAAAATGGACAAGTGGCAATCGTCCACACGCTCCGCTTATTCCGCATCCCAGAGCATTGCTCTGCCTTTTCCATCGCGTCCCATCTGTCATTAAAACCGGCATGCCGGCGACCATGTCCACGCTGCTTGTCTCGATGATGGCGTGGGCCCCTTGCTTGTCCGCGATGTGCTGTTTGTCCTGGCGGAGCATAACCAGAATGAGCACGATCCATTCGTGCCATCGACACCTCAGAAGCCGGTTCTTTGATTGCATCATTGTCGTAGAAATAGCGTTCAGATTTTGACATCAAAAAAATGTATTCGTGCGCGGTCGATGGTCTGTCCGTTACGCTCTCTGGCATAGAATTGGGTTTTGACCATATGATGGTCTGCCTGGCATACCAGCCATCAGCTTGCAAGGCCTGCGCGACACGATGAGGCATGAACAATTGATTCTTTGCTTTTAGTAATACGTCCGAAAGTCGGTTATTGTCTATACCGGCTGCGGAGGCTCGATTGGTGGCCTGCTTATATCCGGTACGCGTTCCATGCCCTTGCCGTCCATTGGCATTAAAACTATCGCCGAGGGTCAGCCAGAGAGTTCCATCGGTGCGCAGCACGCGGCGAATTTGCCGAAAGACTTCGACCATCTTGGCCACGTATTCTTCAGGCGTCTTTTCGAGTCCGAGTTGGCCAGCCACTCCATAATCCCTCAAGCCCCAATACGGCGGCGAAGTCACGCAGGTTTGAATGAAGGCGTCGGGCCATGAGCGCAATACATCCAGACAATCCCCCACATAAATGCGGTCGAGATCAGGAGTCATTTCTTTCGGCGCCTCCAAAAACACCAATGGACCCATCGTCCGCCCACCCATACGTCCCCGCGCCAGCAATGCATTAGCGTACGCACGACCAGATCAAGGCCCCGATCCACCCGAGCCCGGTCCAACCGAGGAAAATATTCAGGATGAAGATCGCCGCCACGTTCCTGTGACCGGACCCGAGGGCTATAAAGGTCGGTAAGAAGTAAATTACAGCTATTAACCACATTTTCCAGTCCCCTTTTCATTGAGTTTAATTTGGAGTCGTCTTTTCTCCCTCATGAGATCATCAATCAGCGATAGGTAAAAGGTCGATTCCCAAGAGGACGTGTCAGTCAGGGCAGTCCACATGGCATGGTCGTTGCGAAGAGCGGCTAAGCGTTTCTGGGTCACTTCATTCATTTCCCCGCCGCTATGCGCCAGACTTGAATTGCTTCAAAAGCTGGGATAAACTTTTCATGATCGACAGCCATGTAGCTAAGAGCATTCTCGGCCGCTTCCAGACGGGCGATTAACTTATGGATTCTGTCGGATTTTGGAAACCGCTCTTTAGCCTCTGCAATTTCTTCGTCGCTAAAATAGTCGTTCGGTTCTTTCGATAGTTTTCTTGGTTCCATTTCAATCTCCTCTCTCGATTCTTCCAGTGATAGGTACGGTCATACTCTTTCTTGCAGATGGAGCAGTCCCTAAAACCTTTGGAGCGAACCTTGTCATATGGGTGTCCTTTAGGGCAATGCGTCTGTCTGGCATGGACGGCTGTCGGAGAATCTCCACGCAAAATATTCACTTTTAAATCTACGGCTTCTAAGTGATCGGGATTAATGCAAATGGTATTTTTGCAGAGATGATCTATCGTCAGCCCATTCGGAATAGGGCCTTTGTGAGCCTCATAGGAAACCCGATGCGCTCCAACTCCACCAAAACGTCCGTATGGAATACCATGACGTGAGATGTGAAAAGGACCTAAGTAGTTCCAGCAGTCTAACCGCTTCAAATCGTCGTCGGTAAAGGTCATGCCGCCTCCTGTAGTTTCTCGACCCAGAATCGCCAATCCCCGATCTTAAATGGCAGTTTTTGATACTCCGGCTCATGGGATGTTTCATCAGGTTCAATGGTGACTTTCTTCCCTGGATTTATCTTTTTGATGAGATCAACCATCTTTTTGACGGGCGTCATATCGGCTTCGTCGTCGTGGAAGAAAAGAGACGGCAGGGCAAGATTACCGGGTTGCTTTCCGCAGTTGTCGGCGTCACAGGGCACATCGGGGCCGGTCACTATCGCCGTGGCTGTCATCGTGTACTTCCCTTCGCATCGGCTGTAATATGGGTTTCTGTAGCATCCCATCAACAACCACAATGCAAAAGCCAGACAGGCGACGCCAGCGATTAGGCGGATCATAGCGTCACCGCCAGAATAATCAGCACCACAATTAGGTTTGCCAGCTCAGTCACCACCATGAATGTTTTAAACAGCATCGGTCACTCCTGGTTTTCGGTTGCTCTTTGAGAAGTCGTTGGCTTTGGGGCATGTGGCGAAATGGCTTACAAAGGCGTCTATTATCCGTCTAGCATTCACTGGATCAGGATTACGCTGATTGCCTGGATGCGATTGAACCAATTCGTAAACTGGCGGCCTCGGATCGAGCGGGATCTTCTTGCCTTCCGGGGTCGTGCCCCACACGATTGGTTTGCCGCATCCTCTACACGGTGACGTTTTCAGGTTTTCCATTGGTTTTTCCTTTCAGATAAGGTTGGCAAACTTTCACCACTCTGATGCAATCGTTCACGTCCATCATTCCAATGTGGCATTTACTTCTCGGCATTTTGAGTTGTTCGGCCAGCCAGTAATAGCCTCGCGTCCTGGCGCCCTTTCGGTTGGTTCTCCCGGTCGCCGCGCGCCGTTGCCATAGAACATCGAAGGCTTTGTGCGCAGCCATTTTAGCGGTACGCAATTCCCGGTTAGCCAGACGCCCCAAGGGTTTTGTGGTCCCTTTGTGGCATCCCACGTAAGCGTCGCACTCTGGGTATTTGGAACAAACCCAGACGGGCCCATACCCGCGCCCATTGTAAATCAAGGCGCTGTCGATCAGGATAACCTCGGATCCGCAATAGGGGCATGGGCTCATGCAAATCTCCGCTGCCCGGATGCTTCCGGAGGAATCATCGTATAGACATTTTCGCCGGGACGCTTGCTCCGCTGGCATGTGACGGTATAGCCTTCCCGACGCAGCTCCGTAATTCTGGCGCGGTACTCGCTCGCAAACGATGTCTGGAGAAGATCATGGAGTCTCAGCGTCCAGTTGTTGTCTCTGAAGAACCGCACCAGCTCTTGCGCTTGAGGTTTCATCAGAATGGGATATCGTCGCCAGGTAAATAGGGCGGCGTTGTGGGATCAGGTGGTGCAGGGACTGGATCTTCATTCTCTTTTTCGAGTACCGGGACTCGCTCGAGTATCTTGTCCGCCATATCGAAGGCTTTGTCTGCCGTCGAATGCAACACCATTTGACCGTCGTTTATCATGGCATGCATTGCCACCGCCGCTAGGATCAGGCGAGTAAGCGCCAGATCCTCACGGTTATCCATGAATTTTGGTAGTGTCCTCATTGGATATCCTCCTGCCACGCCGTCACCCCGCTGATCCCATGCGCTGCTCCCAAGGCTCGCACCATCTTGCCGATCGTTACTTCGTCTGCGATCAGGTACTTGCGATCCAGTTTGTTCACGTCGACTTTGAATTTCCAGATTTTGCGGGTAGGCATGCCTTGGATCTTTGGAGCCTCCGGGGTCTTGGGGGCCACGGCTTCGACATGCAATGGAGCTGCCTTCAGGTTCTTGGCCGCTTCCTTGTCGCCCAATTCCTTAGCCTTGGCGATCTCCTCGGCTCGCGCTTTTTCGGCCGCAATCCTGGCCTTCTCATTGGCTTTGCGGGCTTCCTCCTGCCGCTTGGCTTCCACATCGCGCCTGTAGGTAATCATTTTCTGGTCCACAATCGCTTCGGCCCCATCAAAGGGCTTGACGATCATGTTGCAGATTTCCGATAGGTACTTCCACACGCCATGGGCATCCGCCTTCTTTTGAAGGGGCTTGGCCATGATCTCATCCCGCTTGGTGCGGATGGCCAGCTTAAAGGCCGCCGCCTGCTCATAGGACTCATTGTTTTTGATCGTGATCGCCCGGGCTTCGTTTTCGAGCACCGTCGCTTTGGCTACAATCAATCGTGCTTCTTTCTCATCGGGTCTTTCGTCGCTTGTCATTGGTAATTCCTCCCTGTTAGTTTGTGAAAAAATATTCCGTGGCCCGACCACATTCGGACAAATGAGAAGCATGATGTTTCGCTGTTATCGGATTTCTCCGCACGGGGCCCTGGCCGGGAGTCGAACCCGGATTCACCGGCTCTAGAAGTCGCAGGGCCAAATCATTAAGCATATTTCTCTTTCCATCTGGCCGCCCGCTCCCGGGCCTGCCCTTCCGCCAGAATGTCTTGAAAGGCCGCCTCATCATCGGGGTCATCATGCGGTATGAGTTTGTAAAACCCATCGCTCTGAAGCCGGAGGCCATACCGGTCATAGACGGGAGTCTTTGGAAATGTCGCATTCCAGAGTTTGGCATAGCCCACAGTCTGCAGGCGCATGCGGGGCTTTCCTTGCTGGCTCGTCTTGTAATCAATGACTGCCCGCTTGTTCCGAATGAATTTGATCAGGTCCGGGGTTCCTGCGAGCCCCATGGCTGGGCAAACAAGGCGCTGCTCCCATGCCACGATCGGCCCTTTGCATTCGGCATGGAAGCGTTCAACCGCCCGGACATATCCCTCAATCCGGGGGTCCACTGTAGACCAATCGAGCTCTCCTGCCACAAAGAGGGCCGCGGCCAGATGGACCGCATTGCCCCGGCCTTGGCAGAAGGCCAGCTTGTCCTGGGGAACGTTGGCGAAGTCATCCCCCAAAACATCCTTGATATACCCGGTCACGCTTTCGTAGCGTTTCCCCCGCCAATGGTAGGAGTGGGGTTCGGCTGTAAAGACGATCTCATCAAGTGGCAGAGTGTTCATTAATACCTCACCATGATCCAGAAGAATGCCACGACGGCCCATAGTGCGTTAATCGTCACAATCGCTTGGGGCCAGCTCATGAGAAATGGCTCCGGTGATGAGCCCTTCCGATTTTGCCGTCATACCCGATTTCCTGACCCACCAAGATCTCCTTGCCGCATGTCTGGCACTTGGATTCGCGTTTTGAGGTCATTTGCCGCAGGTTTGAGGGAAAGGGTGGCAGAGCCGCTTTACCCCCTCCGTTCGCTTGTTTTGTGCTTCCTGCGGGGTCTGTAGCCTCTTTGGCAAACACCGCATCCACCGTGGTTTTGCTTTGTTCGATGTCTTTGAGGATGTCCTGCAGGTGTTCAACCACCTGTTCCTCGGTTTCAAGTTCCGGATGCCGCGCCACATAATCCGCGATTTCGGCTCTTTCTACCGTGATGGCCTCAAAGGCTTTGAAGATCATTTCCCGAGTTTCAGCGATGTCTGCGGGGGTTGTATCAACCTGTTCCTTTTCTTTGGTGCTTTTCGGCATGGCAATCGGTGGCACCACCGTGGTATCGACATAATCCCTGACTTCCTCTACGCCTCCAAGCCCATGCAGAAGATCCGCCGCCACGTCCCGGGCGCAGAACCAGAAGGCCCGCCATGCGAGCATCCGGTAGGGATCTGTCTGCCATGGCCCTTCTTTCTTCAGAAGTTTGGCATGCTCGGCGTTTTCCATGGAGAAAGTCCGGATCGCTTGCCGCTTGCCATCCGCTCGCGTAATTCGGCACCAAGCCTCACCGCTGGCCCGGATCTCTTTGATATCGCGTTCCTCGATCCGGCACCCTTTGGCTAAGAGCAGGGCTTTCCCCATATCTCCATAGATGGTAGGGCGCCCGTTGATGACGCAGATGTTCTGGATGGCCTGCATGGGGGAGAGCCCGACTTCGGCCCCCATCTGAATGGCGATGTAGCAGTTCCCGGGCTTGTCCTTAAAGTTCTTGGGTGCCAGGTCTGAGCCTGCGATGAGTTCCGAGAGCTTGATGGCTTCCTGAACCGTTGCCGGCATTGTGTTAAAGGCCTGCGTGACGATGGACTTCTCTACCTTTTCTGCGTCTTTGATCTCTGCTTTTGCCATTGAATCCTCCCTGTTTATTGTCGTCCGAAGTGCTCAATCCAATTGAGAAAGAAAATACCGCAGAATGCCGCCAACATGACGGCACTGCATTTGAGCACGAGCATCACGAATTGCTCGAACCCGCTTTCTTCCTCATCCATTTCTTCCACGGCCCGGTGCATGCGCTCGATCTCAATGTTGCGATATTCGCTCATGAGAATTGCCACTTTTCGAGGCAATCCCGGCACCAGCGTGTACGATCGCGCATCCGGGTCTGAATCCGGACGCCGCCGCATTTTGGGCATGTCGGCTTTTTATAGCCTTTGGGTCTTTGAATTAACGGTTGTTTCATTTTTGGCATTTCTTACCTCCTGTATGTAGACTGGATTTAAGAACAAGGCGGTTTCTTCAATCACCAGTTGTTCCCTCCAAAACATCTCTAGAATCTCAGCCGGTCTAAGTTCATCTGGCATGTTATTTCCCCTCCGCTTTGGCGATGGCATCACATGCCATATTAATTAATTCTCTGACTTCAAAAGACAATGATTCGGGTTGAAATTTCCAGCCATACTTTTTAAGAGCTAAAACCACATTTAGTAATTCCTCGTGCGCGTTACACGCGCGAACGATGAAGGCGGCGTTGGCTTTGCTATCTTTTTCGTTTGAATTTAGAAGCGTTGCTAACTCAACATTATCAGCACCGTGGATAATGTAGCCGTCGAATCCCTTTGAAGGCTCTTCTATTGTCCATGGCGTAGCCGTCTGGCCGCTATGCTTTTGCTCTTTGCAACGAGGGCATACCAGATAGATACGGTCGCAATATTCATGCAAACATAGATTGCACCGTTTATAGAAGTGTTTATCCTCACATTCGTGACATTGATGTCCGTCTAATGGCGTAGGGTTAAACGGCGTCGGGGTGTGCTGAGTCTTGATTTCGGTTTTCATGTTTGTTTCCTCCCTGCACAGATTATCGCGCGCGCACGCGAATTTGTCAAGGATTATTTTTACGACGAGGAAAGACTACCAGCCAAATTTGCGTTTTACGTTATTGGGGTTTGTGGTGTGAATGGCGGTGTGGATGTCTTGGCCCGGGGTCTTGTTCATGCGGAGGTATTTGCGTTCCCGCTTGGTCAGGTGCGAGAGGCCCTCTATACCATAAGGAACCTGCGTATCCTTCTTTTCAGACTCAAAAGGTTTGCAGGGGTGCCATCCGCTTCCGTTGTTGCTAAACATCGAGCACTCGTTTTATGAGAGACGAGTTGGCGATGTCATCCGGAGTGGTAAAGCGGATGTCATCGGATAAAACCACCTGGCCGCAGGCAAATGAATCTTCGGTGTACTGAGAGCAGAATTCCAGATTGCCTGAGAGCCACCCGATGGTGAGGACTCCAATAAAAGGGTAGGGTCGGCCGCGCCGGGATTCGGCGTATTTGAAAATGTTGATGAGCTGGACGTGATCGAGCGGGGTGATGGTTCTGTAAACTTCGACGTAATCGGGCAGTGGTTTTGGGATGGGGTAGAGATCGATCTTGGGAGGCTGTGAGGAATACATCTGGTTTGTGTCATTTGATACAAAGGCGACGTGATAGTATTCGTATCCGTCGCTCGCCACCTGATGGATGAGATTTTCGCCCCATCCGATCAGCCTATCCTTCCATGGCGCTTGAGGAACGACGCGCCACAGAAGGACATCTCCTGGCTGAAGCATCCCGTTAAATGATCTTGAGCACTCGCAGAAGCACGAGCAACAAAAGGATCCCGACGAATCCACCCGGTCCATACCCATAGCTATGCGAGTAACCCCAGAAGGGAAGAACCCCAAAGAACCCGAGAAGCAAGAGCACCAGAATCAATCCCATGAGATCAATCTGGCCTTTCATGCTTTTGATCGCGTTCATCAGGTCGCCGATTTGACTGCGGTGGCCAGTGTCTGAAGGTCCGATTGCAGGCCCGCAACAACGGCGACAATGGCATTGATCGCAGTGGTCACGCGCGCTTCATCGGCGCTGAGAAGTGCCGGGACCTGGGCAAAGATCGCCGTTCCCGCCGGAATGAGCTTCGTTTCTACGAACGTTACAACGGCTGCGTAATTCATGAGTTTCCTCCTGTTTTTATTTTGACGTTACGAATTGCTGCACGGGCTTACAGTCGCCTATCGCAATCGCCGGGCTGTCTTTCTTGCCGGAGAGTTGATAGACGAATGCGGGGCCTGCGGCCTTGGCAGCGAGATAATCCACGCACGCCTGCTGCTCCGTGGTGTATACCTTCGTCTGCGGCTGGCCCGATACGACGGTGAGTAACAAATACCAGGTGATCATCGTTTTCTCCTTATGCTGGCTTGGGCGGCTGCCCAGCGTTAATTGATTCTACTTTTTCTACAAGCGCCATCGTTGCCTCAAGCCACGTCTTAAACTCCGGAAGGGCGGCCTGATACTTCAGGATGTCTGCTAGTTCCATGATGTGATGTCTCCTTTCAAGAGTTCCTTCGAGAACTTCTTTCAGTGTTTCGTGCTTCTGGTAAAGCCATGCGCTCAGGGTGATCGCTACCAGATGGGCGAGATCGTGTAAAAGTTCTTTTGTGTGGATGAGCCACCATGCAATCACGAGCCATAATCCTCTTTGTAAATGATCTTGATGGCCGGCTGATCCGTGATCGCCTGGACAAATCCGATCCATGCCGATTTGCTGTTCCAGATGGCGTCGGCTCCGAAATCTTCGGATTGGCCCAGCGATGTGCATCCATCCAGAAGCTGCTGTTTGCCGATCGGCTGCGTGGGATCCTTCACCCAATTAGCCCAGTGGATCTCGACGGCCGTGCGGTTCGGGACGATGATGTGAGGCATAATCTGCTGGAAATTGTTTGACCACATAAAGAGAACATCGTAAACCACGTTGGCCGGAATGAGTGTGTCGGCGTTCTCGAGCGTGACGCATTTGTAGGGATTCGTGTCGATCATCAGATTTCCGAAGGCGCCGTTTCCGTAGGTGGCGTTGTTGACAATTTGAGTTCGCGTGGTCGTAATAATCATGTTATGCCCTCCCGAATGTACGCACCAGTCGTTCCTCTTCTCGTCGACAGATGGTCATCATAAATTCGATAGCCGTCATTCGGCTGGGCCGCGGAACATGCATATTATTACAGAATCTACACCGAATGCGCGATTTACTCGAGACATGAAGGCCAGCGAACAGTCCGATTGCCACGGCCATCATTGCGAGCATGATCATTTCCGCATCCAAGCCCGGAGTGAAGGCCAGCGCCGCCATGAAAAGCAAAATAAGATAGGGTGTTTTCATTCTTCTTCCTTGAGCGGTTTGTATTCATTCCCAGAAAGCGAGAGCTGATTCCATCCGCACATCAGGCATGTCATTCGATAGGTCTGAGACCCTTTCACTGTTTTTAGCCACACCTGGTAATGAAGGTATATTTCGCATTTTGGGCATTTAAAATCAGACCTGAAATAGTCGCTCATGGATCATCGCCATGTAAGGTGCGACCAGAACGCTTTAACAGCGAGTCCGATGCTGCCCACCATAATCAGACCAACGATCCATTTGCCTCCATTATAAGCGGGCTTCATTGACCGCAAAATTTCCCCTTGTTCATTCAATTCGGTTTCCGTAGTGCGGCGCCATTCATTTAAAGCGCCTTGATCCCGGTCATAGCGTTCGATGAAATCCTCAAATTTCTGTTTGAGTTGGATCACTAGAATATCGTCCATGCGTCTTTTTTCTTCATCCGTCATTGAAATGTCGCGTTCCCGCCGAACCTCGCGTTACCGCCAAAAGTTCCTATCCCGGTTGACTGAAAAGGCGTTGTCGCTTCAATGGCAGGCCAGCTCGATGCAAACCCCATCCCGAATATCTGACCGGGATATTTCCCTGCCGCCAATTGGACATTTGTCAGATTCAGCCCTCCCTGATTAGCAACCGAGTTAGGATTGTTGATAACCCCAGCTCCGTTCCATCCACTATATGAATAGATGGCGGCATAGGCCGCATCCACAAAGGCTTTATTGGTCGGTGTGGCATTGTTCTGATACCAATAGGAAAGGCCACTGAAGGCTTCCTGAATCAACTGCTCCTGCTCTGCAATCAGAGGCGGGAAATTCTGCACCGAGCATGAGGGCGTTTTCCAGTCCGTGACCTGGGTGGCCCCGATGATTGATCCCCCTGATTCGCAGAAGCTGAATCCTCGACCATAATTCAGCGTCGTGTTTTCGGTGTTCATGCCGTAATCATGAATCCATTGGGAAGCCCCTTCCGTGAGCGTCGCATAACTTTCACCCAGAGCACTATCGAGAACTGAGGCGTATTTCATACCAGTCGCCTTAATTCCCAGCATGAACGGTTGCTGGCCATACCCGGACAAATTGGCGAACCTCAGATAATTCGCGCCGCTGGTCCCAGTAAATGGTCTATCCAGTTGGAAACTCGTGGGACTGATGTACATGCACATGTAATTCTGCTTCAGCGAAGAATCCGTGAAACTCTGTCCGTAAGCACCCATCGGTGGTTGTGCATCCGAATTGATAACTGGGGCCGTGGTCATATATCCAAACGTTCCAGTAGAACCGGGCCAAAGAACCGACAACCGTGCGTGAGTGGAATCGGTTCTCACGATCTGAAAGTACGCGCCGTTTATAACGATGGCCCCGGCCGTTGCCCCGAAGGAGCTTCCCCCAGATGCGGTGATCGCATCTGACGAATTGATGACGCTGACCGTTCCTGAATCTAACCCTGTGCAATAGCTGGACTGGAACCCAGATGCAGTCCCGGTTGAATAGCCGTTCGACATAGTGACTGGGATGGTCGTGTTCCAGGTAAACGAATTGGACCACGAGTTTGTATCGACGCCGCCATTGGTTCTTTTGCAGGCTACATCACGGGCATAAGTCGTACCCGCTCCCGGCCCGACTCCATTGCGGAAATAGGTCTGCCATGGCAATCCCCCCGGACCCGTATTGCTGGATGTGTCAGGATCATAAATCGCACCTAGGAATCCCATGGTCGCTGAATAGCCTGTGTCTCGGGAATCATCGTCGTTGCATCCTTGGGAATTGACGAGGTTTTGACCCGTATATTCCCATGGTCGCAATTCGCTGACAGCCGGTGTCCCAAACATGGCGGCATAGGCTTCTACTCCGATGAATGGCCCACCATAAAAGAGGGGAGCCCCGCCGGGCGATATTCCTCCAGCCCACGTCGGATGAGCCAGCCAATTCACTGTCATCTCGGTAGCCATCGTTTTAGCCAGAGACAACCCTGAGCGTTCATACATCGAAAGCCATGCCAGATTTTCTCCGTAGAAGTTTGCCCCGCCCAAAGAGCTTGAATTGACGAAGTTGAAAAACAGACCGTAATCAGAAAACGCATAGTTCTGACTCGTAAAACTTGATCCATCCACTGTTGGAATATCCCGACCACCAATGCTCGCCACGGAGAAACAATGCGTATTATCCTCACATCCCGTAAGAACTGTCGCTACCTGCCCAGTCCCACTGAACGGTGATGGTCGCGGCCATCGGTAAACAAAGAACCGTTCAAAGGATGGAATAATAGCGTAAGAGAGCCCTGTTGCAGTATCCGCGTCGGATGGATAAATGCGACTCAGTGTCATGGACGTATTGGAAACAACCGAAGAAACATAGGCGACGAAAACGAATGGGGTCGAGCTGTGCGTTCCTGCAATCCCTACTGCATCCCCTTGGGCGACGTTCGATAACCAAGAAGTCCCGACGCCCGTCATTGTGGCTGATCCTGCCGTCATGGTGGCCGTTCCGACAACATATTTAACCGGGCCTGCGGGATAGGCCGCGCCAGCCGTTGAAAGATAGGTCAAGAAGTTCGTGCCTGATCCCTTGAACTGTAGTTGACCAACAACCGCCCCGGAAGGCCAGCCTTGTGCGCCTAAAAGAGTTGGTTGCCCTGCTACGGTTCCGGAGATTCCGCGTCCGTCATAACACACATTCAGAGTCAGTCCTGTATTCGAGCAGATACGTACTTCCTCATAGGGTCCGTTATACGTCGCAGTTGAGATAACAATGCGTGTCGGGAAATTCGATAAGTCCATAACCGACGTTGCTGTTGACGCCACAATGATTGTCATGGATGAAGCACTGATCCCAGTCGTCAGTGTTGTCCCTGAAACACCGATTGAATTGCCTGTCCCGTTAAACGTGTAGTTGATCGTTCCGGCCTGATTCTGAATGAAATCCGGGCTCGCTATTGTGTAGGTGCTATAGACCGTCTGGGTAGAATTATAGACCCCATTGCGGATAATCATGGCGGCCATGTGCCGCTCATCCTCCCACCCGTAGGGGTTTCTCCCCAGGCAGATTGTCGGTCCAAAGAAAGCAGTAAAGTTTGGATCAGTTGGCGTTAATACTCCATTCGAGTCACATGCTACTGCACCAATGGTCTGAGTGCTGACAGACGTATTGGACGCGCCATCGTGAACTGTGACTTGGATAATGTATGTCCCAGAACTTACGTTCGTGACCGTTGTTGTCGTTCCATGTACAGAACTAAATCCCAGCGTTGATGGCCCTGATACTTCCAGCCAATCGCAACTAGCAATACCGCTTGTCGCACCTGTAGAACCGGTGCAATCCAAAGAGTTCAGCCAATGACTGCTTGTATCCCAAGACAACCCGTATTGCGGATAATTCAGAATCCAAGCGCGATTATTAACCAAGTTGCCAGCAAGATCGGAATAAATGACGGCTTGAAGTGCCCCAAAAGAAGGAGTCGCTAAAAGCAAAAGAAGCGAGATCCACTTTTTCATTTTATTTGGATGAGGCCATTAAACTGAGCTGGTCCGTTGCATTGCATATCGTTAGCTCCACTCGATCCGCCCCCGCCCCCTCCACCACTTCCAAAAACTAAAACAGGCGGAGTACAGGTATACGATGGAAGTTGTTGACCCGGCGGATACACATTTATTTGCGTCACAAATGCAGACGTAGCACCACCCGGCTGAAGCGTGGCGAATGGCTCAAGAAGGTAGTTCCCGACGGGCGTAGTACCCCCTACATTCGTGATAATCTGGAATGGCGTATAGTTCAGAACGTCCGCATAGTTGTTATAAGTCAGCGTATCATTTGTGCTCAGGTAACTGCTGACCGTCCCGTTCATTCCGAGATCCTGCTGATATGGCCAATGCACTTGAGCATTCGGAATGGCCCCATCCGGTTCGTCAGTCGCCGTGAAAATAATGTGAATCGTCAAAGACGTAAATCCAGCCGTATCAGTATTAACGCTGATATATTGCGGGACGGTCATTGTCGATCCTTGTGCCACATCAAAAGGTCCGTTAGTCCAATACGTCATCGAAGCACCGCCGCCTGACGCAGCCGGGAGTGTGGTGAATGTCATCGTGCTCGATGTATTCTGGATGAAATCAGCCAGGACTGTATTAAAAAATCCCTGTTCATAGAGATAGAACGTATACGTCGTTCCTGCTGTGAGATAAGGAAGTGTTGTCCCCACATTCGTGATAACGACGGAATGAGAGGTAGTGCCACTCACGCCGTCGGTCGGGAATGGACAGACAAACTGAGCGGTTGTGCTTGTACTAAAGCAGACCTGTGAATTGGTGTTCACGTTCGAAGTCCAATTCACCGTTGCAGAGCTGATATAGGGTGTCACAGAAACGCTGGTAAAGTTCGGAAGAGTCGGAGTGGAAATCACGAGGTAAGCGTTCCCTGAATAAGTCCCACCATTGTTATCGGCGACCTGCTCCGTCCATGAGAAATCCCCGTTAACTGTCGGGGTTCCCGAAATAAGGCATTGTTTCCCAGAGGTGGTTATAGATAGTCCAGCAGGTACGCTTCCAGAAATTGTCGAGCATGTATAAGGAGCCGTGCCATTGGCGATGATGAATATTGGCGTGGAGGCGTACACGACTCCCTGTTGGGCGAATGGCATCGTGTTTGTCGCAAAATTCAGGGCATTTGGAAATTCAGGAGCCCATGACCAAGCAGAGGCTCCGAAACCATCCACTCCACTGATCGAAAATGCCGTGGCATTCGATGTCGTGCTGGTCACAATCTGATCCTCGAAAATCTGTCTTTTAGTAGCGTCTTGCAGTACCGCATTCCACCCACCACATCCGGGGTATCCCGGGGAGACACCGATATTGGCAAGAGTGAGATCTCCTATAGTCGTTGGAAAGTTTCCCGTTGTTCCGCCACCATTTACTATTCCATTCCATGACAGAACGGAAGGTTGTGTAGACCGGATAACGCCAAGGCCCGTATAGTTCAGCGATTGCGCCCATATGAATTGACTGTCCGGATGGATAGTCGTGATTGTGTCTGTAGCGGTTGTAGAAGCTGGAATAAGGGCATACCAAATACCGCCGCGCACAATGTTTCCATCTAAGGCCCCGCTTCCTCCTGAGCTGACAAGTGTCCAGGTGGAATGGAGCGTATCGCTAACATCAGTAGCAAGCACCGTCGGATCAAGACGTCCGATGCGTTGGAATGTCCAGACTACCGTATTGTCTGTCGTAGTGCCGGAAGTATTCCATGAGGGCGCACTAGAGCCGGAGGTGCCACCCGTAGTAACCTGCTGGATATTTCCATTGCTGTCAATGACCTGCGTTCCGGGAGAATAGGCGGCGTTCGCCGCCCAGAAAGGAGGGATCAATACCTGATTCTCAAAAAATACCGTTGAGCTTGAAGGAAATCCACTGTACGAGACAGCAGTCGAGGTTGAACTCGCGCCGCTGGAAGTTCCGGCATAACAGGCAATGCCGTTTCCTTTTGGGGTGTTATTACAGACCGAAACTACGGCAGGGAAGTAGGCGTAAGCAGGAGATGTGCAGAGTAAAAAAAAAAGTAATCGTTTCATTGGATGAACACTTTCACACCGCTCATATTCACCTTACCGCCAGTAATACTGAAATGACTCGCTGGAGTTGATCCGCCTCCGCCTGAACCCGGATTAAAACTACCCATGACGGTAACGGCTTCTTGCATAGTGGTCCATGACCATGTTGGATTAGACGCTAAAGCTAACGTCTCAATCAAATAAGAGCCGGCACCAGCGGGGATAGACAAAGTAAGAGGCGTTGAGAATCCAGAGTTTATAGTTAAATTTGAATTATCCGCCGCCGGACTCCAGCACGTCACCAATAAAGACCCCACATTCGTTGGCGTAATAGATCCCGGCTGAACAGTCTGAAGATTGCTTGTTATGGCCCCTCCTGACTGATCCAGGACGCTTGATGTTGCCGCTCCTGCCGCAACGTATAAGACAAGAGTTGGATAGCACGTTTGCCCTCCGCCGCACGAAACTGTAAATGTCTGGCTCCCGGAATTGGTCGGGCTGGACGAATAAAAAAGGCTCGCGCGCTGAGATCCCGAATAATTGATAGTCGTTGTCGCGGTGTATACATTGCCATTGCTGTCAGTGACGGTATCGAGTGGTGTCGCTCCGGCGTTTGCGTAATCGTCAACGCAAACAACATTAAGATTCCCTGCGCTTGCGTTTATGGCTCCGGTCGTGATAGAGGAAGTGGCTAAACCACCCACCGCCGTAGAAGTCACAATGGTGTAAGTCGCGTGAGCTGTGGAGGCACATCCCAGAAGAATGACGAATAATAAACGTTTCATCGGACTCGCCTCGCCGATAACCGCCCGACCGCATTCGGGGTGGCGACACTGAACCCACCAGAATATTTCAGGTAATACGTCTTTGTTGATGTCAACGAAACCCTGAAAGCAGGGATGGTTAAAGACGTGTCTGTCGCCGCCGTAGGGCCAAGACCTTTGATGTAACTATCCCCTTCAACCAGTCCTGCCGAAGAATTTCCCGTTGTCGAAGATATACCTACAGCCATCGTTGTTACTGTCGCGCTGTTAGCCTGAGAACCAAGAACAGCCGATACGTCCCAGTCTCCTGTGGATAGAGATATCGAGACGAGATCTCCGAAGTTGCCAGTGCCAGGAAACGCCGTCGAATTTACGGCAGAGGAAGAAATGTATTCTCCGACAATTCCAGCAGAGGCATTCGCCGTCACTATATTTCCGACGATACCGCCGGGAATCGTTGCACTTCCGAGCTGAATTGAATTGCCATACGTATCGAGAGAATAATCCGTAGCTGATCCCGCGAGCGTCGAGGACGCTATGGAGAGTAAAATATCCCCGGCATTGATCGATATGACTGTTGATGTCGTAACAATCAGAGGACCTATCGTCACCGAACTCGTTCCCACGACTGACCCGGGGATACCTCCAAAGGCTGAGGCGTTGTTATATTCGATCTGCTGGTTAATGCCACCGGGAGAGCCACCACCACTTCCGCCTGTTCCAGTAGATAGCCCGACCGTAAAATTCGTGCTTGTGAATACTAAATAATTGCCTGCAACGGGTGTTACGCTTGCGCTGATGACGGAATAGGTTGACCCAGAGATTGTCAACTGAATCTGACCATTTCCAGTGCCGCCCACATTCAACTGCCCAGCGACGGTCCCAGAACTGACGTAGAATGTCGCCCCGGCCTGCAACGTATTCTGATTATTG